TATTTGGTATTCGGGGACAATTAACTAATGAAGATCACAAATATCGTAGAAGGCTATAAAGTACTTCCTCCTATTTCTCCTATTGATAAAGAAAAATATCAACCACGCAGCGGGTTAGAAGGGCCTTTCCGCTTACGCAACGGTAAGGTAGTGTACTACGATCCACAAGAAGGTTCTTATTACGATCCAGACACTGACTTGTACATCAGCTACGATGATTACAAGAAGATGGACGAAGAAGCTGACCTTCCTAATAAAAAGCCAGCTGGCTATTACGTGATGCGTAATGGCCAATCAATCAGTTACCATCAAGATAAAGAATCGGCTGAGAAGCGTGCGCGAGCTTCTAATATGCGCGGCGGATCTAATGCTACAGTTGTTAAAGACGATCGTAGTGTTAAAGAAGAGGCTGATGATGTTAGCGCACAGATTGCTGATTTAATTCGTAAAAAGAATTCAGTATCAAGTCCAATTGCTCGCAAAAATATTGATTCTCAGATTGCACTGCTAAAAAGAAAACGCGATAAAACAAACGAAGAGCAAGGTGTTGCGGAGGGCGATAAGCGTCCTAACTATGTAGTAACTACTAAGGACAAGCCTAAGAAATTTAAGCCTAGCATGGGCGGCGAGAGTCCTCACCCATATCAAGGCAAGCTAGTTGGTGCAACAGAAAGCAGCCAATGGGGCGAACCTGAAGATGTACTAAGACAAGTGCTGCAAACACTAGAGCGTGAAGTAGAGTGGCCACTAACAGATGTCATGGATCCGCAGGAAGTAAAGCAACTACTTTCACCGTTGATGCAAGCCGTAAGTCAAAAACTGAATAGTCTAGATGAAGCTGAAGTTAGTAACACAGACTATGAATTCACGCACGGTAAAAAGCCAGGTGGCCAAGGTAGTTGGTTCTTTGTTGCACATCGCGGGGGCATTAACTTTAGCAAAGATGTTGAAGGCGAGGACTATGTTGAGTTACATGGCATGAGCTACAGTGATGCTAAGAAAGCTGCTGTTAAATGGGCCAAGTCAAAGGGTCACACTAGCTTGTTTGTAGCAACTTAATTTTTAATAAATATTTGTAACTAATGGTTTAAAGAGGATTTAATATGCCACAAACATCACCGGATTGGCAAAGAGCATTCCCTGTTAACACAATGGGAACCCCAGAATTGGGATTCTTCGTAGTAGACATGGGCGAAGATATTGAAACAGACTATAGCTTGAGCAATAGCTTATATGCTCAAGCAGTAAGAGCATTACAAAAAACTACTGATTTGTACATGATAGGTTTGCCAGATGGTAACTTTTTTACATTTTCTGCTAGAATTTCTAGTATTCCTGGTGCAGTCGCAGGTGCTACTACTGGTATTATCACAAGCCTAGGTGCAGATATTGCTGAAATGTGTGGCAGTGACACAGTGTTAGCTATTACATTACGTGCCGGCGGTACATTAAATGACGTGGGCGACGAGTTTGAATTCCGTCATGCATCGTTTGCTACACCACTAAAAGTTCGTGTAACAGCATCTAACGCAGGTGTTGCTACAGCCGTTGAAATCGTAGATGGTGGTGTATGGACTGATGAGAATTCAAATCCAGCAAATACGCAAGCAGGTGGATTCACTAGAGTTCAAACATTTGGAACCATAGATACTAACGGTACAGGTTTACAAGTTAACATGACATCATGGGGCATGGGCGGCATTGAAGTGTACAATGCAAGTATTGTGGGCAACAGTTTAGTCTGGAACGATTAATATTAATCATTTAAATTTTTAATCAATAAAAAACCCGCCACCCGGCGGGTTTTTTTATGACACGATCTATAAAAACTATTACTCGGATTAATATAATACTGCTATCATACTCAAGTAAATATAAGCATAATGTTTAAAGTTTTTAAAAATCCTATCTCAGAAGCCAACGGATTCACCGTAGACTACATTCAGCGTATCAAAGATAAAAAACCATTATCGTGGATCAAGCACTGGAATGAACAGCAGTTTATCCCGGATCACTTCTACAAGAGTCAAAAACTAAAACCATCTGTTGATAGGGACGCAACGGATTGCTATATCTACCCTATATTTTTTGACCCTGTTGTTGCATCAGTTAAAGAAAATGTTTGTGTAGATTCGTTTGATATCTCTACAAAAATATTAAAAGACATTGATAAAGGTCTATGTAAATTATATATAGACCATAGTTCCGAAGGGTATGATATCACTTATCATATGAAAGGGTTCGATGATATGACTCATGACATGATTTGCAACACCTCTGAAATATATGGTATAGATCATAAAAACATATTACTCGGAACTGCAAATCTAAAACCATACACCGATGTTCCTTATGAAATTTTTAGTTTTAATGGTTCAATGTTTTGGAGTGAAGCAGCACAATCACAAGAATGGTGGGAAAATCTAAAACTAATTAAAAGCAGGTATAGACGTCCTAAGAAATTAATATCATTGAATCGAACAGTTAGGCAGCATAGATTACAATTTGCCAGAGAATTGTATGTCAATCAATTACTAGCAGAAAATATCTATACATTTCCATTGTTTGATGATTATGAGATTGAGAATGATTCGTTTGTGTTTAAGCCCGTACCAGAGTCAATGATACAAACACTACCGTGGTATTATGATATCAGGACTATAAGCGATATCAATCCTGTCACTCTAGATTTGCCATCAAGTAGAAGATTTTATCAAGAAGGTTATATCAGCTTTGTAACAGAAACATTCTTTTGGTACAGCGATTATAAATTTGCTACTAAACCGTTAGAATATGAATTAGATATTAGCGAAAAAACATTTAAACCAATTAGTATGCTGCACCCATTTATTGTTATGGGACAACCAGGCATTCTAAAACATTTGCGTAGCATGGGATTTAAAACTTTTCATGGCTGGTGGGATGAGAGTTACGATGACATACTAGACCCAAATGAACGCTTTAAAGCTCTTTTTAAACTATATCAAACCCTATCAGGATATAGCCATAAGACACTAGCCGATATGATGTACGAAATGTCTGATATATTGCAACATAATTTTAATTTGTACAAAAGCCTAAAAGACAACGAAAACTATTTTAACGGTTTTATTAACAAAGTAGATTCGATGTTTAAATCATAAGTTACTGATAATAGTGTGTTTTTATAAATAATGCGTTATTATATAACACACAAGGAGTAACACAATGGCAAAATCAAGTGGTGGTTCTAATAAAGGATCAAAAGTTTCGTTTAGTAGTCAAGCAAAGGGTAAAACCACAATTGGTTCAACTCACAGTTCAATTAAATTTTCCACAATGAACAAGCGTAAGCGTGCAACCTATAAGGCTTACCGAGGACAAGGCAAGTAATTTTTGATAAATACTTGCATATTAGTTTAAGGAATATCACAAATGAAGATATCAGAATTAGGCTCCGGTGAAAAAAGACATGCGTCCATTAAGGATACAGGCGATTTCGATCCTGCTAACATAGAAGTATATGTACATGGTGTCGGAGTATATTCCTTAAACACTCTTAAAAATAGACTTAAGCAACGCCTCTCAGACTTCGCCGATATGATCGATGGTAGTCCTGATCAACTTGAACGTATACTCAACAATAAAAGCATGGATGCTTTTATGAGTATGCTAAGAGGATATAATGAAGTACTATCAGACTTAGCAACACCTCAGATGAAACGCAAGCGTTCATTAACACTAAAAAGATCAAGAACTGAAAGTGTCAACACTTTCATTACAGCGTTACGCCACATAAAAGAAGGCGTGCCATTTACTAAAAGCATATTACGCTATGGTAGCAAGTCGTATTCAGAAGCAGTAACCATTGGGCGAGAAATTCACAAAGCCGGTCTTATTGAGAATATGGATTGGGAGAGGATTGATTCGCCTGCGGTAGGTGACTACTTTGACATTGAGTTATCAGAGTCTGAAATGTTGTCCACTTGGGTAGAGTCTATTGCTGCTGACGGTATTGTATTACATGCTGACGACGAGTTATTTAATGCATTAACAGAAGCTGAGTATCAGGGTCGTGATGTTCCGCTAGGTAAACCTATGCAGGGCGATGTTAAGAAGTTTAAAGTGTATGTTAAAAATCCCAAAGGCAATGTAGTCAAAGTTAACTTTGGTGACCCTAATATGAGAATTAAAAAGTCAAACCCTGCAAGACGTAGAAGTTTCCGGGCAAGACACAACTGTGATAATCCTGGTCCAAGAACAAAGGCACGTTATTGGAGCTGTCGCAAGTGGTAATTTTATTTTTTATTAAGGGTTAATATGTTATACACAGGATCAGGAAATATTCCTCATCATATCTACTGTTGGGTAGATTCGTCATTCATTCGTAAAGATATAGAACCGTACACCTTTGAACCGTGTGTTTGGTTTGCATTACATTCAAAACCTGGACACTCATGGGGTTGCCATGTAATGTTGGAATGTGGTGCTGTCTGGCGTAGTGTTCCGCCACATGCTCTGGCATTTTCTGCAGACCCAGAACCAGAATGGGTGCTTGAAGATACACAGATATGGGATTGCTACGGTGATCAGTTCTCAGTTGTCAGTTATGATTATCTAAACACTCAGCGAGCAGAGATTCGCAGCAGTGGAGAGTTTGGTCGATATCTGTTTACTGCTATTCCCATGAACGATGGTTACAGTATGCATCCATCGCAGTCTAAAGAGTTTATGTTTATAGAACTAGACAATGGCAGACTGTGCATCATGCCAACGAATGAACTACGGTTCCACGACAAGTCATTTACCGAGGGTGATTGGCCAACTAATATTAAATTGAACACAACATCATGGAGAGTTGAATAAGTTACCAAAAAACGAAATTTATTTACACCACTAGTATTAAATATTTTTGGTAGCATACATGAACTTTACAAAACTCATACACACAGATATAGACCACGAGCTGTTGGCTAAAGAAATATATCAATTAATCGAGCATTTCAAGCTTGAAGAACATCCTCAGATTAGTCTTACTAGTCTAGCCGGTGAGAACAACTGGATCAATAGTACAGGTAAGCGTCACTTACTTAAGTACCCAGAACGCTACTTTAATAAAATCAACGAATATCTAGAAGGCACATATATTGCAGAGTGCATTCGTCGCTATCCAGATTTTTATCGCTGGAGGCTATTGAAGGTAATTCCGCGGGCGACATATTCTATTCATCCAGACGGGTTACCTTTTAGAGAAAACATTAGACTACACATACCAATTGTTACTAACAGCAGAGCATTTCTAACATTCTACGATGTTATGCCCGGGGACGATACAACTGTAACAGTATATCATGCTAATCTAAAAGCAGGTAATAGCTACGAAGTGAACACCACTAAGTTACACACAGCAGTAAACTACGGCGACCACGATAGGTACCATATGGTTGGTGTAAAATATATCAAAGAAAGAATACGAGGCGCTAAATGAAAATAGCAATCACAGGACACACTAAAGGAATTGGTAAAGCAATTGCCGGATTATACTACACCGACGAAGTTGTAGGATTCAGCCGTAGTAATGGATATGATATTTCAAAACCGGAAGATGTTAAATCAATTATTAAAAATACAATAGAAATAGATTGTGATGTGTTTGTTAACAATGCATACAACAACACAGCTCAAACAACCATCTTTGACATGTTACTAAAGCACTGGAACAGCGACTCTACTAAAACGATTGTTAACATAAACAGTCGAACGATCTATAACGGACCAAATCAGCGAAAATATACCGCAGATAAAAAACTGTTGCGTTCTAGTGCAATTAATGCTATTCGTGATATAAACAGAAAATGCCGTGTAATTAATATAAACCCGGGATATGTGAGAACAGATATGGTTTCTCACGTAGATGTGAAAATGTTAACGCCCGAACAACTAGCAGCTATGGTTAAATGGTGCTTAGACCAGCCTCAAGGAATTGAGGTTGGCGAATTAAGTGTTTGGTGTACTACTTTAGATTAATTTAGGCGCAACATTTATATGCCTCAGTGATAAATACTAGTATGAACAAAGTAGTTATATATCCAGGCAGATTCCAGCCAATGCTCAGCCATCACGCTGAAGTATTTAAACAGCTTCAATCACAGTTTCCTGATGCTGATGTATATATTGGTACCAGCGATAAAGTAGAGCTTCCTAAAAGTCCTTTTAACTTTAAGGAAAAGCAACAGATTGCTGCTGCACACGGTATTTCGGCAGATCGAGTGCTAGCTGTTACTCGTACATATCATCAAGAGGACTACGCTAAGTACTTTAATCCTGCTGAAACTATAATTGTTTTTGCAGTAGGCGAAAAAGACTTAGATCGGTTCCCCTTCAATAATGTGGATCCAAACACAGGTTTAGATATGACTGTGCGGGGCGAAGCAAAGCCTAAATACTTCCAAAAGATAAATACACTAAAGGCAAGTCCAAAGCCGATGAGTGAGCGTGGATACATTACACTAGCGCCTACTATTAAAATTGGTGACGAAGTTGCTAGCGCCAGCGCATTTAGAGACGCATTAAAAGCTGCTCCGGATGCAGAAAGTGCTAAACAAATTTATACAAAACAGTTTGGCACGTACAACGACAAGGTGTTTAACTTAATTTATAACAAAATAGCGAGAGCAGATATGAGCGAACAAATTAACATTCTAAGAAAATTAGCAGGACTTCCTTTAGAAGAAGCAGCACCAGTTGAATTTAGCAGTGCTGATGCTAAGGCAGCAAAGTTTTTACCACCCAGTGCATCCAGTGCTAAGATGAGTATTGCCAATCGTTTCCCTAAGGGTGTAGATGTTAGCGATCCGGCGGCTAAGCAAGAGCAGTTTATTCAAGCACTATTACGCTCTCCGGAAGCATTGTTAGCAGAGATCAGCGAAAGACTTGATCCTAAAGACAACAACAGTCTAGCAGTTGATCAAAAGGTAAGCGATATTGTACAGCTTATGAATCAAAAAGACATCGGTATTTCAGGTCTACCAAAAGACCTAAAGCAGTTTGTTTTAGATTTAACAGTTAATGCAGTTAAAAACATGGACCTAACTGCTGGCGACAATAGCCCTGCTTATGATGATTCAGCTGATGAAGATGAGTTCAAAAAGGAAAATGTTGACTTAAACAGCATTCGCACTGACTACGGTGTAGAAGAAGCTAAGGATGAAGACGAAGAAGATGAGGACGAAGATGACGAAGATTGGATTCCAAGCATAGATGACTTCGAGCAAGAAATTGCACACGGATACAGAGGCGTAGGTGCGCTCAGAGTCGAAGCTGAAGACGAAGATGAGAATGCTGCCCTGAAAAGACAGATTCAAACTGTTAAGCGTGACTCTATGGATAAAGGTTACACAGCACTTCGCCGCAAAGCTGCCCGCGAAAAGTTAAAGGATCTTGAAGGTAAATTAAAAAATGAAGAGGTTGAAGAAGGTTTCAGCAGCGATTCAGATCTAGTACTAGCAAAAGCTGGCTCAGGTGAACTAGACATCTATGATGTTATGACTAACCCGAAGACACCTGCAGAAGCTACTGCTGCTAAAATTATTCAGCAAATGTACGATGACGTATCAATCGATCATCACCTACACCCAGACGATGACTTTGAACAGATCCTAGACATTGTTGCTGATCAATTAGAAGCAGACTATGGCAACAGTGATGCTGACGTTCGCGAAGACGATCAGATTGCTGAAATTTCCGATAAAACTAAAGACTCGTATGTAAAGAAAGCATCGGGAGAAATTGGTAAGCATTGGGACAATAGCCATGACGATGCAGATTCGGCACGTAAGTATTATAATCGCAAAAACACAATGCGTAAGATTTCCAACGAAGAAGTTGAGGGAACAGCAGGCAATGCACTAGATGCAGCTATGTTAGAACTACGCAAACTAGCAGGTTTAAGATAATGAACGACTTATATAGATTACAAAAGCTAGCTGGAATTCTAAAAGAAGAACCAGAAACAGGCGATGAAGTTGTAAAGACTGTGGTCGGTCATGTTGACGACGAACCAGATATGATTCGTCAAGAACTTTATAAGATTGGCAAGTATGCCGTTGAGCTACACAAGATGCTAAAGGAAGTTCCAAACGGTGATCTTCCTCAATGGTGGACTGCTAAGATTGTTCGTGCAGGTGATTACATTAGTAGCGCAAAGCATTACTTAGAAGCAGAACTATACAATCCAGGTGATGAAGTTGCTGTTAGTGATCAAGTGCAAGACAACACTGATCCAAGCGGTGTTTCTTAAATATTTTCTAAAGTGTGAGTTAACACTACTATAATATCTCTTACACCGTCTGTAACTGTCTTAACTTCGTGCATAATTTCGCTAGAAAATAGCAACATATCACCTCTTAGAATTTTAAATTCTGTGTTGTTAATACAGAGTTCGCCGCCGCTATATTGATCGTTTATTCCGAAAATAATAGTTACTTTTCTATTACCATTTTTATAATTATCGTTGTGTGGTTTAATATAGTCACCGGGTAAATATCGTCTATATCTAGCAAACTCAATTTCTCCAACTTCTACTTTATATTTTTCGGAGAATGCTTGTAGTTTTTCGTAAATTAAAAATTTGAAAAACAGTGGTATTTTAATTAGATCTGCACGTAAGCTATGAAAAATTTCTGTATCATGATTATAGAATTCATGTACATTCTTTTCTAAATAGATAATTTCTTGCTCACTAAGAGCATTTTTATAATATTCAATCATTTAAAATATTCGCGGTATTAATAACTAATTGCTCGGCATAAACGGGCCAAAAGCGGCCTGCTCTAGGTCCGTTATTTTTTCTTCCGTCACTCTCGCCAGGAATCTTAATCCATAGATAAGCATCGCACAGAGGGTATCCAGTATCTGTTGTAGGTTTTTGACCAATTGCACGACCAGGTGGGTTGCACCATTCATTGCCATATGGACCGTTGCCGTTGCGACTAGTATCAACTACGTAGTGATTGTACTGTGTATATTCGCCTACACGCTCTGCCCAGCTTACAGACTCTTCTGTGGTTCTAAAGTTGCTGACATTGACACTAAAGCCGCGCACACCCGGCGCACATACACTGTTAAGTAGTTTACCAGCTTCTTCAGGTTCGAGCCAATTGCTATGACCTATGTCAACATACACTAGTGCGTTAGTACGCTCAGTTAGTATTGTTAATGCTTGTTGCATTAGTTTATAGCGCCACTGTGCTTCAACTGTAGCCATTTCTGTACTATGTGGCAGCGCATCGGGTTCAAAGATAACAATAGGCGAAAGTTTGCCTACACCTAATGCAAAACTTTCAATAAACTCTAAATAGCTAGCAGAACTGCTAGCGCCACCTTTGCTGTAATGTCCCATGTCTCGGTTAGGAAGATTGTAAAGCACAAACACAGGAAGAGCAGGCAATGTTCTACGGAACAATCTTGCCAAGCTCTTTTCTAGATGCTTTACGGGTTTGCCGTTTCTTTGGCCGTACCAAAACGCAACAGGATGCTCAAATATCTTTCTTACTAAAGGATATTGTCTTGCATGGTCTTGAACACGATCAAAGTTGTTGACATAGAATGGATAGTCCATTATCCTCTCTTAACAGAACGTTCCAATCTTTTAAAACGCTTGTCGCGTTTTTGTTTAGCCATCTGTAGTTTAAATTCGCCAACAATGTCTATAAAGTTAATTCCTTGCAAGTGATCATACTCGTGAAGGAAACATCTTGCATCAATACCATCCATCCATGTTTCAACCACAGTCTCACCATCTGTTTTGGTGAACTGTACCTTGATCTTAGCTGGTCTCTTAATCTTTAAGTAAAGCAACGGCCAAGTTAAGCAACCTTCTTCAATTTGTACTTCACCTTCAGTTTCAATAATGGAGGGTTTGTAAATACCTATGTCACCTAAGAAACTATGTGCCATAACAAACATGTTATAACTACTACCAACTTGTGTAGCACTAAGTCCTACACCTAAATTGGCATGCATTAGCTCAAGCATTTCTTTTTCGCGTTCAGTCCAGTCAATACCGCCTTTAAACGGGTCAGTTGTAGCACTTCGATGTAATGCAGGATCTCTAGGGTCAACTAATTCACAGCGCCAATCTTCGAGAAAGGACTCGCCTAAACTGACATCAGTGCTAGATGCATATTTGCTATATGGGTCGTATTGTTTACTCATAACTTTATTTAACTACCTTACTAGAAAATCTTTTTTATCTTGAACAGTAGCCCAGTGCTCTGCATCCGGCAGCGGATCACGTTTGGCTGTAATATTACTAGTTTGCCACTCTTTGCTAAGTTCAGCATTTAAGTCAATCATGTAACGCTGTTCCTGTGGCAAGTCGTTATCAGAATAAATCGCATTAACAGGACACTCAGGCTCACACAGCGCACAATCAATACATTCGTCGGGGTTAATGACTAGAAAATTTTCACCTTCATAAAAGCAATCTACTGGGCAAACCGTCACACAATCAGTATACTTGCACTTAATACATGATTCTGTTACAACGTATGTCATTATAGTTTCTCTCCGGCCTCAAAGCCACGGAAACGTAAGAAGCGAGGGAAGCGCAAACTATAAGTTCCATCTTGGTTCTGCGTTACCGCATCTGCCCTCACTTCAACAATTTGTCCTACAATATTATCATTTTCAACGTGGCTAGCCCAAAAGCTATCTCTATTCGAATCACTGAAGCCAGACCCAACATTAACTTTAATACGTTTTCCGTCGTCGACGCCGGCACATACAAATGCACCCAGTCGTCCAACATTTCTTCCAGTGCCTTCTTCAACATTGATTACTTCCAACGAAACTTCAATGAAGGGTTTGAGTTTGAGCCAGGCAGCACTACGCTTGCACTCGTATGGAGCATTCAAGTCCTTGATCATAATACCTTCGTAACCGTTCTCTACTGCACTCTTATTGTACATAGAAAACAACTTCTGTCCTTCATCAGAATCAAGGTCAACTACTGCATGGTCAAGTACAGTTACGTTGGGCAACAGGTTCATGTGTTGTTCGTACCACTGCTTGAGCCATGCTGTGCGCTCACGTTGCTTAACTGCAAACTTGCCTTCTTGAAACTGGTCAAGCGGAATAATATCAAACAAGTGTAGTACTGCATCACCGGCTGTTACATTTTCCTTGCGGTGAACCTGCTTCATTAGATCCTGGAAACTGCTGCTCATAATCTCCCCGTCGAAAACAGTCGGAGAGCTTAACTTGTTCGCTACTTTGGCGAACTGCTCTTTGATGTGACCAAAGTTGAGCAACTCCTTGCCATTGCGACTGAACTGGTCCACTCGCCCATCTGGATAGACTACGGTTAAAACTCGCACACCATCCAACTTCACTTCGATCAGTTTCTTGCCGCATACTTTACTTTCATGGTTAGCACTGTCATGACTGAGCTGACATTCAAATACAGGAATAGCACCCTTAACAACTTTGTTAATGGTCTTTTCACTTACGCCGCAGCGTAGATCCTTAATAAGGATACGTCGATACCAATGATTCCACTGCTCTTGCGTAGCAGAGTTCATCATTGTTGCGATCATGTCGCGAGCTGTATTACCGGTGACACCGCGACTAACAAAGCCTGTTAGTGCTAGAGTAAATGCGTCCCAGCTTAGGCCAGGCCCATCCTCATCAGTCTTTTCTGGAATTTTCTTGAGACCAAATGTGATCATAGAGTCTAGTGCAAGTCTACAACCTTCTAAAAATTCTGCATTATCTCTATTAGCATCAATGATCTGCTCTTTGTTAGTACGCAGATTGTGTGTTTCCAAATCTTTAATAATTTGCCATGGGGTCATTTTAGTTGCCTTAAAATACTAATGATACAACAGTATAGCAATATATTGCAATCTTGTCAACCTGCTTCTATATCTTTATAAAATTGAGTAAATTCGGATACATTTGTAGGTAACAAGTTGCGTATAATATTTTTATTGTGCTCTATTACGCCCATATTCTTTCGCTGCCAACTAGATATATCATCGATGCTATCTAGCATATTACATACACGATGTATCTCATCAAGTAAAAGCTTAAGTCTTTTTTCAGTATTAGGTTCAATATCGAAGGTTAAATCAAACCAATCCTCATATGTCTTAAATCCTAATCGGGTCAGCCCCGATGTATTAATACCGGGTGTACCCCAAATTATTACCGGCATCATATTAAGCATAGGTTTGAAAGTTTTTTCTGTAATAAATTCGTGTGCTCTTTCTTGATATGTTTCTAATGATACGTCAAATACTGCGCGACTGTAGACTTCCGGTAAAGTTGATATTATATCTTTATCCGGCATTGTGCTAGAAAGTGGAGCATTCTGCGAAACTTGCATAGGAGAATGTTTAATAAAAAACTCAACCATATTACCGTCAACATCAAATCCGTCATGATTCATAAAATCATTTTTAGATTCAATTTTCGGATGACTCGCTAGCATTTTATCTTTATACGCAGTATTATACATTTCATAGATTAATCTAGAACGCCAGTATCTAGGTTTGCGACTGAGGCACGTAAAATATAAGGTTGCTTTTGTATCTAAACGTGGGTTGGGACAGCTCAACATACTATCACACGCATTAATGTGATACACATTGTTTTTAAGATGCATGTCTTTTTCAACAGCATCGCCTGTTAAATAATAAAAACGTTGAAGTGGTATGTTATTATTTGAAAATCCTTTACTAAATCTTTTAAAGTAAGGAAATACGATATGCGAACCTTCTATGGAACAATCAAAAATTAAAGATATTTTTCCTAATTTTAACTTTTTTATTAATGCATCGCTGAAAAAAGCAACCGGGTCAAAATCAATTGTTTCTAAATTGAGATTCTTATAAACAGGTTTTACTACTATGTATTTAGAATATTTTGTGTTTTTATTAGTATATAGCTTCAGCAGTTTTTCAAAACTTTGATTAGATAGTTCAAAAAAAGGATTTTCTTTTATTAAACCATTAGCATATATTTGAGGCATTACTGCCCCTTTTTACTTTCAAACGTATAGTTGTGTAGCTGTAAATTAACATATTCAGCTAGTCTCGGATAGATGCTTTTCCAATCTAAGTTACGGCGTTTATCCAATTCATCTAAGTGTGATCGGAAACGATACATTTCATACTTGTTTGGTTTAGCATTTACTAACTGCTTACGAATACCTTCTAGATAAGAAATATCCCTGTTAAAAGTTTGATTTCTGCTTTCAAGAGTGCGTATTAGCTGATCAATCTCAGGTACACAGTAATCACCAAACACACTAGGATTCATCCACTTTGGATCTTGAATAGTGTTCCAACTATAGAAGATTGGCTTGGGCTTGCCCCAAGGCATAATTTGATTATCTTCCCACTTGATAATATTGTCGTACAGTTTCCACATTGTGGGAGTAGTTAGCGATGTGATAGTGCTATGTACTTGTAGCTTGACCCAACGCTTGTTATGCAGCAGCAGGAAGTTACGCTCCCATTGTTCTAGGTCCATACCGTAGCGTGCATATTCAGCTTCATCTCCCCAGCAATCCATACTAGCAACAACTTGGAAGCTCTTTAGCTTTTTATCTGCAATAAGACGTTCAATTTTGTCTAGTTGCTGCTCTAAGCGTTCTGTTTTATGTTTGAGGTTACTAAAGATGTGCCATTCTAGATTAGGGCAAGGATTTTTATCAAACCATTCGATGCAGCGTTCAAACTCAGGTTGATACAGCGGCTCACCGCCTAGGATCTGAAACTTGTACAGGTCTTTACCATGCTTATCCATCCAGTTCCAAAACTTTTCGCGCATAATGTCATAATCAGGATTGTTGGGCCACTGATATACTTCTAGATCGTCCTTAACGATCTCACCATGCTTTACAATTTCTGCTTGAATAACACTGCTGAACTTTGCGCTGCAATAAGTGCAGGCTTGATTACATAGACTACTAAAATAAACTTCTAGTAGTCTGGGCGTAACTTCAGTGGCGCTGGGATTGTACTGCATCTCTGGAGGCAGCATCGCTAGGTCCTTGATGTAGGCTTGACGCTCGCTGGTTCCGCCTACATCTTCTACAACTTTACAATACTCGCAACCGTTACCGGGCCATTGGCCCTGCAACATCTTTTCTCGATCTTGCAGTTTACCTGGAACATTGTGGAAGTCTTCAATAGTATCAACTGTTACAGGCCAATGCTTGCAACGGTGACAGCTACTGGTAGTACCAAAGTTTAAAAACAGGGTACTCCATGTCCATTTAAATTGACACGAAGTATCCTTGTTAATAGGTAGTTCGTTCCAGTGCTTGTAATGTTTTGTGTGTATCTCATCCATACCAATATTTATCAGCTAGTTAGAGTGTAGCTGATTTGTTATGGCATAGGAATTTCTACTAGATTCTGTTCTCGATCTAGGTACTTCATTTCTACTAGAACTGGTTCGAATTCTTGGATAGCAGCTACTACATCGTAAGGATCCAAAGGACCACAAGTGTAAACATCTAGTTGCATCATTGCAGGGCTTTCTTCGTCCCAAATATGCATAGCGATGTGACTGGTCTCAATGATAGTTACTGCTGTAAGTCCTCGATTACCGGGAACGTCACAATATGTTGCATAAGGACCCATTAGTGTTTTCATACCAATCCTATCAATTAGATTAGGCATCCACATTTCTGATACATATGTTGGGTCTACTGCGGGTTTTTTAATTTCTGCACGAATAATAAGATGTTTGTGAAACTGAGCCAATAATGTGTCCTCTTAGTCTTTGCTATCTAGGGGGCAGAGTTCAATCTCGCCGTTTACTTTACGCCACTTAACAAAGTTTGCAGAAATAAGCAGATCCACTGTTGCGCCTGAACCGCGAATAACGCCGCGTTTATATGCCATGATACCGGTAACAATAGAACCAACAACATAACCTACAACTATTGCAATTTCTATAGACATGCTTATTCCTTTAAACTGGTGTCCACGCCCGGACTCGAACCGGGACGCTTTCGCGAGAGATTTTAAGTCTCTTGTGTCTACCTATTTCACCACGCGGACATGAAAACTATTTAATACTAAACTATACATTCTACTCAATTAATTGAACTAGACCCCGCACTCGTAGTCTCGAGTTGTATCTAATGATACTGCACCTCACGAAGCCACTTCTTTCGAAGTTTTCAACACAATGACGGCCCCGTCTAATTCTTGCCCTCGTCTTTCCCTCGGTTGTCTGGCCTGCCCGGTAGGATTCGAACCTACGACCTACGGATTAGAAGTCCGTTGCTCTATCCAGCTGAGCTACGGGCAGATAAAAACTTTTTCGCTAACTCCTAGCTAACTTATATACTATACTAAACTTCTTCGTCGTTGTCAAGATGTTTTTTGAATTCGTTAGGATAAAAAATTGATAAATTGTTTGCGGAAAAGTATTTAGCTTTTAGTGCTAGGTACGTTTTATCTTTAGGCATTGTTGCTTCAGCTCGCTTATCGCGATAATATTCACGCACCACTCCGCCGTGGTTGAAAAACAGTGTTACGAATTCTCGACCAGTTTCCATACCTATTCGACGTTCACTGTTAATAATGTATTCAAAATCTTTTTGAAATTCGTTAGCTTGATCTAATGTGTACATATTAAAATACGAAGTTGTCTACAGTATATTTAGGACCAAGTTCTGCTATTACAAACTCATGTTCGCGAATTTTAACAGGACGAGCATCAGCACTTAGCCATAGTTGCTTAACATGGTCAAACACAGCAGTTACAGGCAGCAGCCAATCGCTACGCATAGATTTAAGGATCACAACATGGTCAGTGTCGGTTTTAAAGTAAAACTCCTTAGTCTTACTACCTCTGCGGAAAATATCAATGCTGCCAATGTAGGTAACCGGTGTACGGTTAAGTTCTAAATCAATACCGCTTGGCAGGGTAGTATGCTCTGCTGCAATACGTTCTTTAAATGTATCTTCTTTATAGAAGTCATCCATACGGTATAACAGTCTAATATGCGGCTCTTCGAGAACACACTTAGCACTAAGTTTTAGCGCCTTTACCATATCACGCTTAAAGTCACTGTCTCGGAACTGCCCGCTTAGTTTCTGTGTAATTACTTTATCGAGAAAATATTCACGGATAGTCTGTGCTAGCTCAACAGTTTCCTTATTTGGTACATGACGTTGGATTAACTCAATAGCAGGAAACTGCCCGCCTGCCTTAAGCTCAATAATAGATGCTAGTGGATCAAAATCTAGGTCGTGTACTACAGATTCTTTAGTTTCAGTAGAAGACCTTCCGAAAATATCATCAAAAGGATTAGGCTTGTACGGAGTAGCATTTCTGATAGTAAACGTAGGTGGTGGTAGAGTTACGTCGGTTTCTTCATCACAGCTCATAATAATTGTATCACTTGCTGCCGTGCCGTGGCCGAGGATAATAGACATATTATCTTCATCATCATTCATCGTGGTTGTACTCCAAAATGTTGAAAGGTTCGTTGCACACATACTGCCTGCCAGTATGAGTCTTCATCTGCACTATGTAAGTTTTGCTGAATTGCTTTGCGAGGATCCACAGGCATCATATTAAAGATTGTGCGGCAATCACTGATCTGCCAGTATGCCCAACCCTTGTGATGATTAAATTGTCGATATAGATCTTCTAAAATAACCATGTCAAATTGCGGACCTTGACACCAAATTTTATCTACACCAACTAGATAGCGATTTAGATCTTTAAAGAACATGTCTAGGTCAATACGCCCAAAATCGCTAAACGCTTCTTCTTGAATATGTGCTGCTTGCTTGCCCCACCACTCGATTGTGCCTTGATCAACACTGCGGTCAGCGTTTAACTGTTCGTCTGCGCTGGGTCGCCAAAGTGTTTTAGAGTGTGGTTCGTTAAGTGTAAAAGGATTAAACTTAACAGCACCAACACTGAGTACTACGCAGTCGGGGTCAGTACCCAGTGTTTCGATATCGATCATTGCATGTGTTGTCATAGTATTACTATAACATATCTGCAATATTTGTCAAGCTGTTTTTAATGTATTTAGATGATCGGGTAGAAAATGCTTTGTGGGCACTTTCCGATGGATGGGAATTGTCTTTGGACAGACCGTGCTTTATAAAATCATCGAAGACTATATCTATAAAAACATTATTCCAACTATAGTTATCCAGTCTAGATTGCATAGAGCTCTTTTCCATGTTGTTAAAAAAACAAAAGTTTAGAACCTTACAACCTTTGGATTTTAAATAAAGATTAGCATAGTTTATATATTGTACATTAGTAATTTCAGAGTCGTGTGCGTTGTACAAAAAGGAATAATAACTTAATGTAGCACTATCATCCTTACGCCAAGGTGTAATCATATGATTTTGTTTATCAATAATAACTGAATGTCGTATGAAGCTGGTCCACATTATTGCAACAATATCAGATGACTCGATATCTGCTTCTAGAATTTTGTACAATATGTATTTGTTACTAGAACCTGGCTGCGAATTATTAGTATGCTGTATAGATAGGTTTTCTGCCAGCTGGGCCGGCCACGCAAACTTGCTTGGGGGGGTGTAGTTATCTTTGCTAGGATCTATACTGTTTTCAATATGAAAACAGTCTGATAAACCTTGGCCGTAAGTAAAACTACACCCAAAAGATTGCAGTCGGTTGAACACGTTAGTAATTAAAGCGTAATTGTTTCTTCGTCTGAGATACGATTTTTTTCAACTGCGTTTAGCTGGCCGGCGCCTTTAACCCCGTCTACCCATTTCATTTTTTCAAACGGGTCTTGAGTTCCGGCTACAACACCATCCCACCAATCACTGTGCTGCCCAATTCTATTTAAGAACCACGCAATCTTGTACGCAGTTGCTACACGAGCTTGTTGCATACCTGGATGGCCAAAGTCTTTAGGATCGCTAGGATTACCTTCCATGTACTTACGGTTTTGGAATGTGGGATCGTCGTTGTTGCCAGTAATGTCAGCCCGGTCATGAATAAACTCAACATCAATACGCTCAAATATATCCAACATGTATGCAATGTGACTTAACCATGCATCGTTTTGTGCGTTCTGACTGAGGTGATCAACTAATGTAAACCAATCGCGTGGTACGATAGGAAAAATAGCATAGGGATGACCGTCATGATTGTCACGAGGTGCTAGTAATTTAAACTGCCCTGTGTAGCTGCGAATAACATCGTCCCAACCATCAGTAACCATTATACCGTCGTCGTTCCAAAAGAATAACCAGTCACCGCTAGCATTGCCTGCAAGTGTGTTCACATAAACATGTAGATTTTCGTAACCTAGTGGCTTAAAGATGTTTGCTCTACACTCCACTCTATATTCTCGTAACATTGGTGCAATTTCTTGCTCAATGTATTCGCGGGCGCCTTCGTCATCGTCATCGATACCCAACAGTAGTTCTACGTTTTCAGGATCCGTTGCTTTAGAGATTAAGCTTTCTAAACTGCTCTTTAAAACTTCTCTACGCCCTCTGGTGGGCAATAATACTGAAATAATTGATTTACTCATTATACGTTTTGCTTCCTGTTATGCTTGTTTTCGCCAGTAAATAGCTTGCGAATGTTTCCACGGAAGGTGTAATGACCTACGTGGTTAAGTGCTGTGCGAGGATCCAGATATACATCACCGCCCATGTTCTGCCACAAGCGACAGAACATGTAGTCTTCGCTAAGATAGCGTCTGCTTTCAGGGTCAATCATTGTGTCAAATAGTGCATACATAAATGGCTCAAACTTTTGATCAACGTTGATGTCATTAACATATTTGAGTTCTGGGTGGGCGTCCATCATCTGCTGAATAACTTCTTTCTTGATGCACATGAAACCTGTTCCTGCATCCTTAAGTCTTACTAGGTTATCAACAATTTGTACCTGTGGTGTGCGATTGCCGTTCTCGTCCTTGAGGAAGTCAAAGTTTACAACATAGTTAGAACTATGACCTTCAATGCTTTGTGCATTTTCATCTAGGTCTGGATTGCGAGCAGCACTAATGATACTGTCCCAGTTAATAGCCTTCTTTGGATATGCACCAACAACAACGGGCTTGTCATAGGCTACTTGGCGTAGTAAGTCCTCTGGGTTGAATTCAATGTCAGCATCGATAAAGAACAAGTGCGTAGCATCCTTGTTCTCCATAAAGAAACTAACCAATGTGTTACGGCCTCGAGTAATAAGACTTTCGTTAGCCAGTGTGCTAATAGTGTATTTGATATCAAACTTATTGCAAAGAATAGCTAGACGCATCATACTACGAAAATACGGTTCGCCAATTTGTCCACCGTAACAGGGTGTAGCAATAAAGATGTGCTTTTGTCTAAGTAGTCCTACGGGGATTTCAATTTTAGCATCTAACAAACGATACATTACGTCATCTGTTGGTACTGAGTTGTCTTTTACGGGATTTCCGGGTGCAGCTTGTTTCTTTTCAGACTTATTAGCTGTTCTACGTTGATTTCTGTTTGACATAATTTTCTAACATTCCTGTGTGTTTATAAATTTTACTTATATGATCAAATAAGTTTAAACTTGTTTTATTGATTTAAACCATCGATTTTTCTTAATACCATGATGATACATTTCTTTTTGAAGAGATGAACGGGTTTTGTTAAAGTTGAAACCAAAATATAATGTCAATCTAACAAAATCATCAGATGGTATTTGCGCTTTATGAAATAGTCTTCCATCAAATACAATCATCCTATTAAATTTATTTTCAATATGTAAATCCTCTATGTAGAATCCGCTGTCGCTGCCATTCTCAACATAAGGATTCATAAAAAGTAAGCATACAAGATACTGATTTGTAGAATCAACATGTCCTGTATTTTGATCGCCGTTAGTTAAAATATTAAGGTAGGACCTATGAAGGTGTGAAAATGTGAATTCTGGATCGAATTGCTGCATATACGGAAGCAACCAAGTATCAATTTCAAATGTTTCAATTCGATCTTTCAAATCTAGCGGCATGTAAAAAAATACAGATGAACCAATAACACCAGAATGTTCCACACTAGCAAGGGTAAAAGAAGCGTCGTTTTCGTAGAAATTAATCCACTTTTCTATAAGTCTTGCTGATAGTACATTGTCGTGTATGTGTACTTTTTTATTGTCTATGATATGCTCTATCAACGCCATTTCTCGACTTATGTTTTATTTGGTATGGTGCCCTCACACGGACTCGAACCGCGGACCTGATGATTACAAATCAACTGCTCTACCAACTGAGCTATAAGGGCTTGTGAATATTTATGATATGAAAATTTTACAGACAAAAAAATAGGCACGGTAATGTGCCTATTTAAACGAAATATACTAAAATTATTTGTCGTTAGGTTTTTTGCTTACAAAATCATTAAGCTTTTCTGCTTCAGCAATAACATCTTCGGTACTGGGCATATCTTCATGATTCTTTGCCTTACCCTGCAAGATTTCTCTGGCTTCTTTAACCAGATCCAATCTTATCTCATACGGAGTCTTATTAGACATGTTTTAATTACTCCCATAATTATCTTATACAATATTTATCTGTTTTACATAATGGAATATCTATGTACTTAATTATGAGTGGCACTATGGCACAAATGGTAGCGAATCATTTGTTACCCAGCAGTTCCCGCTGTTGACGCCCTGCCGCTTTTACGGTCCTAGGACACAGTAGTATTTATTAAAGTATGAAGTTATACAGTTCTATTGGTTTTATATCAGGTGTTGTTTTACAAAAATCCTCAAATGCTTGTTTTATTTCAGTTAAACATTTAGGAACGATTATGTTAAACGGTCTGTGCAAATCTTCACTTTGAAGAAATTCTTCTATCGGGTATCGATAAGTTATGTCATACTGATTATATACACCTGTCTTTTTTGCTAAGTGCATTTTTAATATTTCAAACCCAGTATTTTTTAGTAGCGGCGGAAGTATATCTGCGCCCAAATCGCGATAGAATAATAAGCGCAATGGCTGTGTTTGGCCTGCGCCACTTCCGCTAGAAGGAATCACAATCTTATGTTTTTTCACAGTCTTTAGTAATTCGTTATATGCTATAGCATGACTTTCTGGGGTCATTCTAAACATTTCTTTTATTATAATTCGATTGTTTTGTTGTGCGTAATTTAAGAATGCATAAGTTATAAATGGTTGATATTTCATGCCTTGCATACTAGCTGTTTGATTATCAAAATCATAATCTAACATAGGAATGTCGCCGCCTAAAAAAGTAGGATTACTGCTATCTATATAATCAAGCATTTTTAGTTGAAGGCTTATTTGCGGACTCCTAGCTTTGTACTTACGACAATAGTTTAAAAAATCACTACCATCTAACATCTCTTTATAATTAATTTCTATGTTTGTATACTCATAACCGTATCTCTCACAGTAACGAATAGCATGAAGAACATCGGGAGCATTAAATACGCAGTCCTCCCACACAAAAGAAAAAATGTATACAGTGATATCTTTTTCTAATTTATTAAGCATTGACAGTACGAATTGACTGTCGATCCCACCACTTAGACACATGTTTACTGCCGTAAAGTTTTTAAATTTTTCAGCCCATAAAGGAAGCAATGTATTGTGCGCTGTATCAGTGTTAGCTAGAGCCTTAATTGTTCTAGTGTTATAGTTAATATTAAAACCTTGATAAAACTCTGCTGGATCCAGTAAATTCACACTAACCTCCTAAGTATGATAAATACTTATATAAATTTACTGGTAACCCAACCATATTATGGAGCACAAATGGCTAGATATTTAATTACACTTGACTCAGGAGTACATGCAGATAATGTTGCTGCACAAGCAGCTATTACTGCATCTGGTGCTGCTGTAATAAAGTCATATGCATTTTCATTAACTTTTGAAATTGAGTCAACTGTTGAGCAGCTAGCTGCTATCAGCGGGGTAACAGAATCAATTGAGAAAAATACCCCCACAACTGTTTCAGTACAAGAATTAAATCAGAATCACTTAACTAACTTGGCTGCATCTAGTGTTATTGGTGAAGCACCTTTAGGATACACTCCACAAAATGCAGGTGCAGGCGGTCATGTTTACTTGGTTGATACGGGTCTTTATGCTGAACACGAGCAGTTTGTAGGAAGAACTATTAACAACTTGTACAGTAATTTTGGTTCTGACTTCTCTGATAATGCAGGACACGGTACTGCGGTAGCAAGTGTCATTGTTGGCAACACTCAGGGCGTCTCTAAAGATGCTACCTTACATAATGTTAAACTGTTTGATACAGGTACTGGTAATATTACGATTGGGGAAATCGTTGATGCGCTAGATGAAGTGTTAGCTCATCACTTAGGTTCGAATCCATCTCAGGTTAAAGTAGTGTGCTTACCATGGGTCACCCCACAAAATAACTTTTTGGATAACAAAATTACAGAGATGAACTCTAGTAATTTGATTGTAGTAGCTGCTGCTGGTAATGACGGAGTAGATGTTAACACTGTATCTCCCGCGGGCGTCAACGTAGTACTCACCGTTGGTTCATACAATCAAGACTACGCAGTGACATCGTTCACAAACGTTCCCTGGACTGACCCTACTACACCATATAATAATAACTACGGCGCGGCGTTGGATATCTTTGCACTAGGAGTCAACGTATCATGTGCAGCAAAAACAGCTACTGATGCATACGGAGTGATTTCAGGTACAAGTATTTCTGCAGGATTAGTTGCTGGTGCTGCTGTACAATGGGCGACTAAACTTCCTGGAAAAACTTCGTCGGAGTTAAAAGATATTATTCTACAAGAAGGTCATTTGAAAGGCGCAAGTGCGATCACTTTTGATGCAGACTCGGCGATTTCTACAGCAAATGTTAACCGTTCAGTGTTAACAGTATCTTTAGCAAACCAAATTACCTTAGGAAACTTACCATCTGGTAGAATTTTAAATGCACAGTTAGGCCAGACCACAACAAAGGATTTAGAGCTAAATCTTGTTGATGGCACAGATTTTGGCATTCTCAACTTTGCGCCCTTGCCTCAATGGGCGTCATTAGATTTATCAACAGGAATTTTGACTGTTAATACCGAAACTATTGACCCATCACTAGCACCAGGTGTGTACTTATTTGGTATTAAGGGTACTGTTAGTGATAAAACAGTCGTTGAGGAATATTCAATTGGTTTATATAATACATCAGTTAGTGAACTCGAGGGTGCTACACAGTATTACTATGACGAAGATACAAATTCGTATGACGAAGTTGTTAGTTATCAAGTTGCGCCGTTTTCCATCACAAAGTTCTAATTCAATTTTAAATATAATAATGAAAAACCGTGTTAAATACTAGCACGGTTTTTTTATGATTAATATAGACTTAACAACTAAGAACGCAGTATACAATACACTAGGGCCGCAAGCACAATGGGTACAGCATCGCTTTGGTCGTAGAGATTATCCCAATACTGAATTAGCCGTAGAAACTGTTAAACAAGTAATATCACTATCATCTGATACTGTTAACTTCATCTCTGTATTTGGAGATCCTAGTGAGCACACAGATATAATAGAGATTGTAAACTACTTAGATCAAGGTAAACTGGTTTTTAATAGTTATTTAAATTTCAATAATGATACCTTAATCGAAGCACTAAACAGCAAACAAGCATACATTGTTTTTCCTTGCTACGGTATATATGAGTTAGCTGATAAAGTAGTTTTAAATTCTAATTGGAATCAGATTCTGAGCAACTTAAAAAAATTAAATTGTACTGTTTGTGTGGAATTTTATATTTTTGAACATAATGTGCATCAAATTCCGCAATTAGACACCCTATGTAAAGAACTGTCCCTAGAACTAAAATTAAAACCAGGTACAGCGTTGCATCCGGATGGGTTTTCCCCTATCGTGGATTATGATGGTTGTTGGTTATACGATGTTTATTCGTGCTACGAGAACACAACATCTGTTAAGTGGCCTAATCTTCATCAAACTGTGAACGGATACAATAGTCTAATTCAGTTCATAAAACCGGTAACAGGAGATTCTATATTAAAATTTGGAAAATTTTATAAAATAGATAGCAGTGTAGCTGCCGACAGTATTAGTATAAGTGCAACCGGACATGTGTTTCCTAGCTATGAATTACTGCAAATTTTTTCAAATGCACTATGTACTGATTGGAATTTTTCCTTCAGTAAAATAAAGCACCTTAATAAAATCAAACCCGAATACACGCATCTTTGTTCAGCTCTTACAAATATAAGTAAAATGTTAGAGTTTAATAGTTTGAGTAAGAATCAATATAGCGATATATTAGCAAACTTTGCTAATAGCAATGTCTGAGATATTGTTACAATATTCGTTAGGGCATTCTGTTAGGCTTTCAGGCAGCGCCCAGCTTTGTAATGTAGCAATGTTGCCGAAGTGTTTTGCACCGCACCAACTACTGTATATATCCCCACTAGCATCAATGTTTAGACTTTCAAATCCTAAATAGCATTGCATACCTTTAAAACTGTTTAATCCCTCATTGATAATCTGATGACTTTGTACATACTTTGCAGTGCCATCGTCATATAAGAATTCAGTCATCCAGTCTCGGGGATCAGGTTCGAACGCAGGTTGGTTAGGGTCAGGTGGAGGCATTGGCAAAGGTTTGATACCTGGACGTTTAATAATTTCTAGATCTGCTTCTGTATAAGGCCAATATGTTTCTTGTTTACTGCCGCGGCCCAACAACTTCTTATACATAGTCTTAACGCATATGCTTACATTATTGTAGTTGTTGCGTTCACAGTCTTTGAACAGTTCACGTATTTCTTCAACATCGTTGCCTAGCTCGTTGATTCTATCGCCAATGCCTGCAATATTAATGTCTATGTTAACATAGTCTTTGATTTCGTTAATCACATTGATAAGATGTTGCTTATCCATGCTTTGTGGGTGCCATGTGATAACAACACCATTTACATAGTGCTTTGCTTTACTCCACCAGTTAACAGTGCGACTAGCATTAGTAAATGCTACACTACTACACCCATATTCATTAATTTTGCGTATAATATCTTCGAAGCCAGCCATGACTGTTACTTCGCCACCAATAAGTTCAAAGTGTACACTTTTACCTATATCAGCGTAATGACTGCATATACGGTCAACCGCAGTTATATATGATTCTAAAGGCAACCATGGTTTTGTTCCGTCATGTAAAACGGGAGGACAATATTCACATGTAAAGTTGCATTGATTGCCCATGTTCCATTGTACACGGATTGGGCTATGAGGTTGTCTTGCGTGGGGGCCTTTAACTGATATCAGTTGAACCACAACAAAACCTTATGGACCTACAAATACCGATTTTGCACCGGTATCAACTCGATCTTGGCAAAATGCAGTGCTTACGGTTGCTACAGTAACTGGTTGTCCATTAGCGTATACAGAACTGCTTCCGGAAGTGATAGTAGTTGCAGCGTGTGGAGCCTCACCATGGGAAGCTACTGTGTCATTTATAATACTAACAGTCTTAAACTCAGCTTGAACTAACGGTTTAACAGCGCCCGGGCCCGTGATTAACCCAGTTTTTACTAAACTACCTTTTACTAATCCTAATGCCGGCATAATAATATTTATCCGTCGTCAGAGGCTGCTTCTAATGCCTTCTGCTCAGTGATCAAGTCATTGTAGTCTGCGACAGTACTAGCCAAAGTCTCCATTACCGCCAAAAACTGTTTACCCTCTGTGATAATCGTATCAGCTCGAGCTGTTAATGCAAAAGGTGCAAGTGCTACCGTGTCGCCTGCTACGACAACTACCTTAGGATATTCTAACGTCATAGTATCAGTTTCTTTGTCGAAGCCAATCAATGTAGCGATAATCTCATCGCCTTTAGTGGTTTTAAGTGTAACCACTTCGCCGAGTAATTCTGTTATATTATACAACATATGTGTTTTCCTGTGGTTATAGTGAACCTAGACTAGTAAGCCCAAGTTTAGTTTTAATAGTATCTACACCTAATTCGTTAAGTCCCGCGGATCCGCCTTCAACAAATAGCTTGCCTTCTCGATAAATCTGAGGCATAGTTCTATGACCTTCGTTGATGACAAACTCTCGAGCAACGTCATCTGTATCTATGTTTACTTCCTCAAACGGAATATCATTGTTTTTTAATAGAGCCTTTGCTTGTAAGCAATAGCCGCAATTGTTCTTTGAGTATAGTGTAAGCATTATAAACTTAATCCTTTAAATGTATCCTGATCTACGTCTTGTTTTGTACCGCCGATAACATAGCTTGTAATTTCTGTTTCCTGCGGTGCTACTTGTACTTCGCCACCGCTGATCCATTTTTGTGTCCACGGTAGGGGATTACTTGCGCTAGTAGCATATGGCACAGTTAATCCTACTGAGCGCATACGCTTTGCAGCAATCCATTCGACATACTGCTTGAGTAGTTCAGCATTGAGGCCAATCATACTGCCATCTTTGAACAGATATTCGGCCCAATCCTTTTCTTGGCGCACGGCTTCCATAAACATTTCCAGCGCATGTCCTTCACACTCAGCAGCAATCTTTTCAAAGTCTTTGTCGTCTTGAGGCAATAACTTCAGCATCTGTTGTGTACTGGCTAGGTGAACATTTTCATCGCGGGCAATTAGCTTAATAATCTTAGCGTTGCCTTCCATCTTCTTTAGTTCAGCGAACGCCCAACTACAAGCAAAACTTACATAAAAGCGCACACCTTCTAAGATATTAACACTCATTAAACATAGCCATAGCTGCTTTTTGAGCTCATATAAGTCAACAACTACCTTCTTACCGTTGACAGTATGTGTGCCTTCTCCTAGGAGGTTGTACCAGCTATTCATTTCAATAAGTTTATCATAGTTTTTACTGATAGTATCAGCGCAACTTACAATTTCTGTCATTGAGCTCATTTCATCAAACACCTTACTTGGGTCCGAGTAAATGTTACGAATAATATGTGTATAACTGCGACTGTGAATAGTCTCACTAAATGCCCAAGTTTCGATCCATGTTTCTAGCTCAGGAATACCAACAATAGGTAAGAACGCTAGGTTAGGACTACGTCCTTGTACACTATCAAGTAAAATTTGGCGCTTTAGATTACTAGTAAAGATATGTTGTTCGTGTTCGGTAAGATCCTTAAAATCCTTAGCATCACGAATAATATCAACTTCTTCTGGCCTCCAAAAGAAACCTAACTGCTTTTCAGTAATTTTATCAAACTGACGATACTTTAAAACGTCATACCGCTGCATAGTAACGCCGCCGTCAGCATCTAGGAACATCTTGGACTGAGTGTGATCTTTTGTACTTTTAGAATTATAAACAGAAGTAGCCATAATTTATTCCTAACTTTTTAATTAAATTTTACAACTGTCGCAGTCGTCTTCTTGAATAACAGCATCGTCTGCTAAAGGCGTAGAGGCTTGTTCAATATCCATTTCACCTTGTCCGTCAAAGGTGTTATTGTAATATAGCTGCTTGCCGCCATATTTATAAAACATTACAATATGCTGTAGTAGTAGACTCATCGGAATCTTTTCATCCTCATAATGTTGAGGATTGTAACTTGTGTTTACACTAATGCCTTGGTCAATATACTTCTGAAGCACTGCACAAATCTTCAAATAGCCTTCCGGGCTCTTTTGATTCCACAATAGATCGTACTTGTTCTTAAGGCGAGGATAACCAGGTACTACTTGCTTAAGTTGCCCGTGCTTGCTGCCTTTGATGCTAACGTAACTGCGTGGTGGCTCAATGCCATTAGTGCTGTTGCTGATCTGTGCAGAAGTTTCTGCAGGCATAAGTGCCATCAGTGTGCTGTTACGCACACCATATTGCTTTAGATCCTTGCGTAGAGTTTTCCAGTCCATACGCTCTCGATGCTTTACTAACTCGTCGACTTCTTTTTTATAAGTCATATTTGGGGTGATGCCCGCAGCATACTTAGTTTCACTGCTCTTAAGGCATGCAGCCTTTTCTTGTGCCAGCTTAACACTGGCTTTAATTAGATAGTAACTCCATGCTTCTGCCCACTCGTCTACAAGTTCTAGATTAGGATTCTGATAGTTAGTATCGTTCTTAGCTAGCCAATAAGCAAAGTTGATAATACCTATACCTAAAGGACGACGATTCATTGTGCTTAGTTCAGCGGCAAGAACAGGATAGCTTTGATAATCAAGTAACTCATCTAGCGCACGTACTGCTAGCTCACATGTTTTTTCAAAATCTGATGGATTCTTAATGTTGCCCCAATTGATTGCGCTTAGTGTGCAAAGACTGATTTCACCTTCAGTATCCTTAATGTCATTAAGTGGCTTAGTGGGTAAGTTGATTTCACAGCAAAGATTGCTCTGCTTGATAGGAGCGATATCTTCCTTGAAAGCACCATGTGTATTAGCGTGGTCAACGTTCATTAGATAGATACGACCAGTGTCTTTACGTTCTTGAACGAATGCACTGAATAAATCAATTGCTTTTACAGTCTTTTTGCGTAGTCGGGTGTTACGCTCTGCTGTTTCATAAAGCTCGCGGAATTTATCTTGGTCGTTAAAGAATGCATTGTACATCTCAGGTAAGTCATGTGGCGAGAACAGTGTAATGTCACCCCCGGTGATCAATCTCTCATACATCAACTTATTAAACTGCACACCGTAGTCCATTTGACGAACACGGTTTTCTTCTGTGCCTTTGTTGTTCTTTAGCACCAGCATATCTTCAATTTCTAAATGCCAGATGGGGTAATAAAGTGTCGCTGCGCCGCCGCGGACTCCGCCTTGACTACAGCTTTTTACTGCTGCTTGGAATAGCTTGTAGAAAGGAATGACACCTGTATGTGTAGCATCTCCACTACGAATAGGCGATCCAATAGCACGGATACTGCCTGCTCCAATACCAATGCCTGCCTTCTGGCTTACATACTTAACTACTGCACTAGATGTTGCGTTAATACTGTCTAAGCTATCGCCGCTTTCAATTAGCACACAGCTACTAAACTGACGCTGGGGAGTACGAACACCTGCCATAACAGGAGTAGGCAAGCTGATGTCAAATGTACTAATAGCATCGTAATAATCCTTGACATACTGTAGACGTGTTTCCTTGGGGTACTTGCTAAACAGTGTTGCGCTAATCATTATGTAAGCAATCTGCGGCGTTTCAAAAATTTGATTTGTTGAACGATTTTGTACAAGATACTTACCACGGAATTGTTCCATAGCTGCATAAGTAAGCATATTATCGCGTTCATGCTTAATATAGTCGTTTAGCTGGCTGATTTCATCTTCTGTATAAAACTCTAGAATTTCTTTATCGTAGAAGCCTTTATTGATATTGTTTTTGATAATTTTCAACAAGTGCGGAGGATCAAAGCTACCATATACATGCTTACGCAAATGATAGTTAATTAGTCTACCAGCAACATACTGATAGTTTGGTGTTTCCTCGCTGATAAGATCCGCAGCTGACTTGATTAATGTTTCCTGAATATCGCTGCTAGTGATGCCGTTATAAAATTGAATATGGCTTTTAATCTCGACTTCGCTAGGGCTAACGCCTGTAATACCTTCACATGCATGAAATACAACTTTATGAAGTTTGTCAAGATTTAGTTCTTCTTTACTACCGTCTCTTTTTGCAATTAGAATAGGCTTGGACATCTACTATATTTCCTGTCGTGTTATTATGAGTTTTGTTTCTAGAATGTATATATTATGTATTATATAGCATTGTACTTATCTTGTCAAGAGCCAAGTTTATCTACAGCTATAATATGACTGGAAAATTTAGTAGAATTGTTTTCGCAATAATCTAAGGTAACTATAGAATCCTGCAGGAAATTATAGACACGCTCGTTATAAACAAACACTAAACCATCGGCTCCAGTTATGTGATTACTTATCACATCAAATCTGCATTCAGAGGGTTTAATGAGTTGAAGATTAAGCAGAGTACTAGCAATGACCAATGTTAACCCAGATTGACAAAAGTGTCCCTCACTTACAATCTCAAATGGATCGGGCCAATTTTCTGGGGTATAGTAATCAAGTATTCGGCGGTCAATTTTAATTTTGGAGAACGCATCTATTACATCATCTGCTGTTCCGTTAGCAGGAAATTCTTGGCGGAACTTTCTCCAAGCTGCCAATCGCTCAGAGTTACTCTGTGTCTTTGTGAACATATTATTTCCTAATTATAATGAACTCCAACGTTTAACAATATATTTCATTGCTAATTCGCGACCCACTGAATTGGTTACATTAAAAATGATATTGGTTCCAACTAGTGATGCAGTAAATGTTACATTGCCGGAAAGACCTGTATCAATCATTTCACTAGCCACATCTTGGAATAGCACTGCACCGCTTCCGCCATTAAATTCAGTTCTACCCGAAACAAACATTGTACCAATCCGCTGATAGTTTTCACCCGTAACTATCACAGAGCTTGCTTCAGTAATACTATAATCAATTTGATACGTATCGTATACATCAACGCTTTGTGTTAAGCTGCTAATGTTGCCGCCTCCGGAAGGGATACTTGCCGAATTCAATTCTGCGTATGATACAGTTCTATCACCTAATGCAACACTAGAACGAGTCTGTAATTCAATATTTGTTTTTAGATTTACTAGACCTTTGATATTTTCATTATCTGGATCTGGTCGCTCAAAGAAAATTGTGTTTACAAGTTTGTTGAAGTCTCGTGCTTCTTCTCTGCTAGAAAAATCAATTTCGTCATAGGTGTTATTTATTGCTGCTTGATACTGGCCTACAGATCTTGTTAGGGTTGAGTTAGTAGCGTACTTAACACCTACACCAGCAGTAGAGAATAAATCAACTAAATCGCTTTCCAAACAACTGTTCATCCATTTTTCTAATTTAGCTTTAACTGTGTCGTCTCTAGTATATTCACTGGCAGTTAAGGAAAGCTCACTGAGAGTAGGTTGATTGTAATCTTCGTGTAGTCGGAAGTCTAACCCTACACTAGTATATTCAGGTTTGTGAGTAATATAAATTTTATTTTCGCTATCAGGAATAATACCTAAGAACGGCCAATCATCTAAGTCATTTACAGTCGATGAAATTTCAGCTAGTGTAGTGTTACTGCTTAAATCAATACTTCTAACAGGAGTCACATCAACTGTGCCAGGATTTAGATTAGGTGAAAGCAAACCGGTTATATTTCCTGTTGCCGGAGCAGTTGGATCTATAAAGAAAGTGTTTTGAGTAACAGGTGACAGCACACTGAATGTAGCATTAGCAATTGCTGAAGTATTAGAAGATGTAATATTTGCTTGGTCAGAAGTAACACTACTGTATCCATGCAGTGAGCTAAAAACTTGAACCCTAGTGTTACCAGTAACATCGTCGCCATAGTTAATATATTGAACATTCGCGTTTGATAAAAATGGTGAGGCGCCTGTATTAAAAGTAATTACACCTGTTGCGGGGTCATTTGCTACTACAACTACTTTACCTGATAGTCCACTAGTATTACTACCATCAACAATTAAAATATTTGCACTTTGGCTCACGCCAGCGACATTACCAGTAAGAGTAACAGTAGTATTGGCTCCTGTTCCTGCGGCATTAGCTGTAACTGATCTTGCTATGCTGAACGCATTTGAAGGCATTGCTACAGTTACGCTAGGTGTTACATTACTAAATTGTGAGATTTGAAACACCTTACCATTTAGATATCCTACTGTATTGTCAACATAGATATAATTGTAAGGACCAGCTACATTATATGTAGGTACAGTTCCAACTGTGAATACAATGTTAGCAGTGTTGGGTGTAACGTTAGAGCTCGCACTCCAGTCACTTCTGCTTAATAATAAATTACCTAATGAGAGACTGGTTGGTGAATCTATTTCTCCGCTGTCAGCATTTACAGCAATATGTTTATTTTGTAAACCAATAAAGCCTGTGCCGGTTGTAGAGCTTACTGTGATTAATTCTCTAGGAATTTGTCTATATGGAGGAATACTGTATGCAGTATAAAAACTTGGGAAAGCTTTGGGACCAACATTATATAAAGAAATGTTTCCGTTCAACGCAGTATTACTTTGTACAGTAATACCTTCGATAGCTTGAATAATTGCTGTATTGCTGTAGTAGCATATTGTAACTTCTTCAGAAGCAAGCGGTGCTGATCTAAATGTTACAATATGAGTATTTGCAGCTGATGTGTTGGCTGCAAAACTATATTCATACGCTGCTGCGGGCGTGGTATTGCTGCTATCGCCGGCAATCACTACTCCGTTCTTGGTAACAAGTAAGTCTGCTGCTTTAAATGGTAAATTTGTTTCAGCATTTACAAGATTGTTAGGAACAAAGGTTAGTGTATTTGCTGTTGTTACGCTAACATTATTTGAAAGGGTAACAGTATTACCCGAAATTGCTTCTACAGTAATAAAGGTGTTAACTGCTGAACCAGTGACAATATCTCCTACTGTAATAAACACATTAGGTGATGCCGAAAGCGTAATTACGTTTGATGTGATATTTGCGTTAGGTACAGCAGTTGTACTTATTAGTGTATTTGAAGGGAATATCTTTAGGTTTGAACTTGACGTAGTGTTTGCGCTAGGTAGATAACTTACTATTTTAGTAATGCCATCAAAAAAGCCTTTTCCGTACTTTTTAAATGGAACAGTAAAAGCAACAATGTTATTGTTAGCAATACTAGAAGTAAAATCCTTAGCACCGACTGTAGTTTCAAAAATACTTTGTGTATTATAACCACCACTGATTGCGTCACTAGGATCAGCACCAATAAACACCTGACGGGTGTCATAAGCGAATCCAAGTTCACCCGGACGTAAAGGTTGCGGAAGGTCTTGCTTTAGACCCCTACGATTTTGAATACGGGAAATAATTACTTTGTTGTTATCTTCAGCCACTGTTAAGTCTCCTAACGCTTAACAGTATTTATCACTTTGTGTTCAGCGGCTGTAGTATTGTGTTACCCGGTCAGCCCATAGACTGCAATAGTGATCAAATTCGGCATCTTTAATAACATAATCGCTGAATTTAGATTCTCTGTCCACCATTAAAATACTTACTTTACGAATGTTTGTGCCAAACATTTCGTTGTGTGCTAGTGCATATGCACAGCCCTGTAAAAAGTAGTCCTCAATCCACTCACGTTTTTTCAGCTTCTTAGCTGTCTTAAAGTCAATGACACTGTCTTCGCCTTCGTAGATACCAATCGCATCAGCAGTACCAGCATACAGGCCTCGAGCAATAAGCCCCACTTCTGTACCCCATAGTTCGTTAACTTTGCCTAGGCCTTGATTAATCATCACTCGACTCATGCTGCCGGCTAATACACTAACCAGGTTAGTGCCAAAGTTGTCCCATTCTTCCCCTAGGATATATTTTTCTAACGCATTGTGTACTTTAGTACCTAGCCCGGCGGCTTGTTGACTCTGGCGATTGGCTTCATCTTCGCCAATGCGTTTCTTCCATGCAATGAGATGAGTCTTGTCAGCAGTGCTGTCAAGTATAGTGGTTACACTGGGTACTGGTGCGTCGTCATCGCCTACATACTGTCGACCAGCGGGCGTTTGTAATCTTTTTAGTTGTGGGTAATTATATTTGTTTATAAGCATCGTTTAATATAACATATATAAATCGTTATGTCAATGATTTTCTAAGAGTTCTATAAGTTTATATGCTAGTTTTCTATGACCTATTATGTTTGGGTGAAAGTCGTTTGGTTTAATCCAATCATATAACTCGTTAGACTCTTTGCTGTCGGATTCAACGTTGCCACATGTATCTTCTATAAATTTAATGTTAAACGTTTCTTCTACTAATGTTGTTTTAGTTAGTAATGATTTTTTAAATAGGACTAAATCGTCAAGCACGTCAGGTATAAGTAAATCACAAAAAATAGGAATCACAACGCAATCTATTTTAAACATAGCACATATTGCATAGAAAGAATTAATGCATATTATAGAATCATATACAAATATATCATGCGGTGTTTTTGGGTTGTGTTGAGAATAATGAAAATCTCTGTCTAATGTAAAACTTTTACCAAAGGCGCGAACCTGTGCTGTAGTACATAAAAACGCGGTGTATTTTATATTAGGATTATACGATGTGTTGCAGAATTTTATTAGCTGGTTGAGAGAAAACTCAATTGATGCGCCTCTGCGAGCAAAATTTATATATTTCTTATTTCTATGAGAGGAAACATGATGGGGGAAGGCCTTTAAGGGATTGTCTTCGCCAATCGTTACATTAGGAAAAATAGTTTTATCGAATGAATTGGTTTTTTCGCCTAGCTCAAACCCAATTGGCCAACTATCGCCAAACCATAAATCCATAAATTAACTTTGATTATTTAACAAAAGGTAAAAATGCTTTTACCTTATCAATATACTTCTGCAAATACTTAGTTTGAAAGTTTTTTGCAAATTGTGGTTGCGGGAAGTTCCAGCCAATAAATGCGCCAACCCCAATCCAAAATAATGTTTCTAACATACTAATACTCCTGTGGTTACCAGCTGATGTTCCACTGTATTGTGGTATTGGTTGTAGGATTTGTTGTAATATTTACCCCGTATCCCAAGTCAACAAAATAGTTCTTTACATAATTAATCTGATCTAATTTTGTAGGATCGCTAGTAACACCATTATAAACAAAATAGTATGCATTGCTAGCTGTCATAGTAGTTCCGGTAGACACATTAGCATAAAGCACACCGGCATCTATATTACTAAGTACAACATTCTCAATACTTCGAACTTCAGCATGAATAACACTGTTATTACGTGTGTTCAATCTAGCTTGAGTTGCGTTAACAAAAATATTTGCCATTACAGATCCGCCTTAATATCTTGCATGGCTTGATCGCCAGCCATAGCACCTACATCACGTGTCTGTTCTGCGTCTGTATTCATGTCCGCAGGAAGTTCACCTTTTGGAACAATCTTCTCTGCATCTACGCTACTAGCAAATCCGCTTTGATCAACAGCTTGAATGATTTCATCTGTTGACGTGACATAACCCTGCTTTGCTAATAAACTTTTAAATTTTTCGGTATTAATTTCTTTGATGCCTTTAGACATATAGCGAGACATAAGGTCTTGCACAGCAACAATTAAATCGCTGTAGTATCCTTCTCTAAGAACGATATCGCGAATTAACATCTTATACTTCTGCTCTACCTAACGGCTCGTCCTCTGGGCCTGCTGCTGCTGGTTCGTTAACGTCCATAGCAGGCTCTTCTTCTGGCATATCTGGTTCAGCTAATCCGCCGGTGCCTAATTCACCAGTGTCGCCTAGGCCGCCAACCATTTCTTCGCCAGTCATTGACCCAACTGCGCTGTCAAGTCCTGCCTTAACACTCTTGGTTGCTTCTATGTGAGTAGCTAGTAAACCATTTACACTATCAACAAAGCTCTGTGCTGCTTGTGCGCCCATTTCGCCGCGCATCTTGTCAGCGATTGCAGGAACGTCTTCGTTCATCATGCGACCAATGCGTTCAATCTGATCTTGTACATCATCAGCTAGTGCGCGAACTGCCATTACAACTTCTGCTTGCTCAACGTCAACTTCTTCGTTGATCATATCGTTGAGGATATCATCGAACATGCTTTCTTTAGTTGCTTTCTTTTCATCTGAAGTATCGCCAGTTACTTTGAAAGTTTTGCCGCCTACTTCAAACTCTTTTTCGCCTGCTGCAATTGCTTTGCGTCTTGCGTCAACAAATGAGTTTGCTTCGCCAATCTTACGACCAAACATTTGAATGCCAGCTAGTAATGCAGCTTCGTCTAGGCCGTTTAAAAAGCCTACTACTGCGTCGCGACTCTTGCCGCTGACCTTAGCAAAACTATTCAACTTTTCTTCAATTGCGTCATAGCTTGATGCAGTAACCAAGTCTACGCCTGCTTCTTTAGCAAGAACACGTAGAACCTGCTCTGCTACGTTCCTTGAACTTAACTCATTGTGGGAAGGCATACCGGTAATAGTGTTGCCGATAGTAGCACCCATTGCGCCGCCTGCTAGATCTTCTCCCATGTTATACTGCTCCATATATTCTTTAGCTGCGGTAATAACAATAGGCATTACATATTCATCATCATATGCAAAACGATCGTCCATTCTATAACGGTTCATGCATTCGCTGCTAGCTTCGTCCATTGTATAGCCGCTGTCCATTAAGTTATGAACTGTTTCCCTAATCATCTCGCACATAGCTTCGTGTACAGGAGACTTAGCATACATACCTTCTTCAAGCATAGTTTCTACAACATCCTTGATGCCTAAGAACTTAGCATAGTCTGGATCTAACTGAAACTTTCTATTAGTGCCGCGAAGTTTGATTAGTGCCATATTGGTATTTTCAAGCACTTTTTTCAACTTCTTTTTAGAAGGGAAATTAGTCTTTACTGTGATACCAAACTGTTCCTGTAGCACCTTGTTGATTTTGGCTACCTTAGTGGCTGGGCTTGTGTTGAATTCTTTTAAAAACATAGTTGTTCTCGCTAACGGTTAAGTAATTACAGTTATTTATCACTTTTTAGATTTTTAATTAACAACTTTTACGAATGTATGATGCTGCTTGTTTTAGATACTCAATTGAGATATCTAATCTAGTTATGGTAACTGCTCGTTTAAAGCTATCTTTAGTGTTTCGAATAGTATTTTTATAAAATTCGCAGTCATAGTAATGCTTTGCGTATGCATCAACATGCTGCTGCATAGAGTTAAACGGTGCATTAGATTTATTTTTATTAAAAGAATCACATACAAATGTTGCTAATGATTTACTAGGAATATTAACTAGCACAGGGCTTCTGCTATAGTAATTAAGTATATCAAATGCGCCATCTTTTGCAAGAACCACAAACACAGGAGTTCGTGCCACATTGTTGGCAACCTCTGTCAGAGTTGCAGCTAGTTTCACTTTTTTAGCATAATTGAGGTTCATACTACTATTTACTTGATACTAAGATCAGTACTTTCTTTTTTTGGAGTACGCTTCCTTTTAGTCTTGTAGATGCTGGGATTTGGGCGTTTAATTACAGCACCCAACGGCTGAATTACTGCGGCTATACCGCCTGATGTAGTTTCATTAATAATTTCACTTATTCTCATGTTGTTTCTCACACAATAAATTACTTGCTTTATCTTCCCAAATATTAGGTAATACCCCGTGTACTATTAGAACTCCTGCTATCTTCCATGCCCTCAACAAGTGTTCAAAATATCCATAACCTGTATTATTTAGATGCGCCATGTTTATACCTTTATCTTATAGGTTCTAGTTCAAAAATATTTTTAATAGCACCCTCAGGATAGAATCCGTCATGTTCTAAATATGCCCAAGAAATAAGAGAATATCTTGCTCCAGCAGTAACAGGTGTTACTTCATGACAGCAGGTTGCGTCCATTACAACTAAATGTCCAGCAGGGGCGCTCACATCTATGTAATCTATTTGAGCAGTTTCTTCATTTTTTGCTATCCGCAATCTTCCGCCGTCAAACTCATCATTTAAGATGACTGAAACAATATACAATCTCGGATGCTTATGCCAAAGTGCTTTAGGTATGTCGTTTGATTGCCAATACCATTCGGTGAACATTCTACCTATTTGTGTATTATCTATGTGCGGCGCACAGTAATTTCCTGTTTCATATCTAGAAAGAAAAACTTCATAAGTTCTAATTTTGTTCTCAAAATTGTCTAGATCCACTAACTCATAATTTAGGTCAGGTTGATTTTTAAACCAATTTCTTTGAAAATTAAATAATGCTCTATCTGTTAACCCTAGGTTGTCACAAATGTCTTGGTGTGCATCTTTCAATTTATTAGCAAAAAACTCATAGGGCTGTTCCGACTCTACCATTGATAGTACGTTTTGTTTTCTATTTAAAATTCTACCATCTCTAGTTTTATAGTCGCTGGCAATTCTTTCCGGTTGTTGAGAATCATAATAGTCAATAAGATATTGACATTCTTCTTTGGTTAAAAATGGTCTTGAGTAATATTGTTTCATGTGTGTACCTTACTTTTTTCCGCCCTTCATGTTAGCACACCAGTGTGCCATACGTTGCTTTTCGCCTGAGCTATTCTTAGCAATTTTACGTAGCTCTGTTTCGCTCTTACTGCAATCAACACCACTACGTTTAGCTAGTCCTTTACGTCCTGGCTTCTTTCCGTCTGCAAAGTTTTCTTCTACAGGCTCGCCAACTGGAATTACCTCTAGCACTTTTACTTGACTCGGGTCTAGAATAACATAGCTGATGTTGCCTTTGTCTTCGTAACGGTTTTTGTAAACAAAGCCGTCATAGCCCAGTTCTTTTACTTTTGCTAACAGTGCTGCTCGTAACTGGGCAGGGTCGTCTAAAGTAGTAATCGCTGCCATGTCTTCTTGAGATAATTTTTTCTTGTCTCGTAATTCAAACGCATATACACGATCATAGTGTATGCCAGGAAAATCTTTAATAGTAAATGGATTGCGAATATCCAACTGAACTTTGTAGATTTTACCGTTTGCGTTCTTCTTGTAGTCCATACGGTCTCTAGCAGCCTTTTCGGTGCCAAAGTGAGTCAATGGACGAAACTGTGTAATATCATCCACTGTACCATGATAGGCAATAATAGGGGCGCCAACTACTTCTGTTATTTTCATTGCTTGGTTAACTCAATAGTAATATAAGGATTGCCGTCTCCGCCTGTTACAGTGCGCTCACCGGAAATTTCAAATCCTGACATAGTCTTTACTGCACGGCGTGCAAGGGTTCTATATAGTTTTACTCTACTCTCATCATCTGCTTTACTAGCGATAATAATACCTGTTGGATCTTGATCAGCTACTTCTTGCTGTAGGATGTTTGCAACAGTGCTAAACACACGAACAGCATCACCTGTGCCTGTTACGCCCGAGTTGGGCTGTCCAGTTTTCATGTTAGTTAAATCAAAGTGTATTTCTAATTTATTAGCATCGTCTTTTCTGCGATTGAACACTTGTACTCTGTACAACTGTCCAGCATCTGTTTGAAAGCGGTATGCACGTTTATCGGGTGTCTTTACGTTTTGCGAGTAGCTATATGGCTTATCAGCTAATTCGTCAATTTGAACTGTTTCAGTGGGTCTACTAACCTGTACTGACATCAGTTTTGACTTAATGTATGATAATACATCTAAAAAGTATTTTTTAATAGTGGATAAATTATCAAATATACCCATGTACGATGACATTGTTAATGCAGTGCTGCTGACCTGCTTTACAACGTCAGCCATTAGTCCTAGTAGCTGATCTTTAACAACATCTGTGATCTTAGTTAGTTGAGTTGACACATATTTCAGCACCCCGTATACCCCAAGTCTTCCTAAAAATCCTTTAATGCCATCAACTCGAACTACAGGTAAAATATTCTGCTGAATAAATTTAATCATAGGTGTTGTGGCAGCGTTAGGAGCAGTGCTCATTTGCTTAACAAGCATATTAATTTGTTTACCTAGCTGTGCATTAACAATCGCTGTTTGTTGCGGATCGGTCAACACATCTTTTATCACAATACCTGCTTGCTTTAAATCCACCACATTTGACTTTATGTCTGCAACAGTTTTAGTGTAGGAGTTACCTAAATAGGCTTTAGCACTATCTAAAAATCCTTCAACTAACTGTTCTTCTGTGAGAATAGTTTCACCAATCTTGCTTGTATGGATTTTAGGTTGTTGTGAATCAAATACTTTGTCTAATGCACGACCTGCTAGATTTTTAGCTGTATCTAATTTTGGAACTTTAACGTTATCTCGTGTCAAATAGAATGTAGTGAATAGTGAGCCTTTTAATTTTTTTACAAAATTATATCCAGGCAATGATTTACCTGCTTGTGCTGCCAACATATTATATAATTTAATACGACTTGGTTCATTGTTATCAGCAGCAAACATTAGAATTTCAGGTTGATGTTGACCTACATAATCCTTTACGATATTAACCACAGTACCAAACACTTTTCGCGAATCACCTGTACCTGTAATATCATCTTTGGGCTGATTATTCTCACCACGAGCCATAAAACTTACTTCAACCTTCTTATCGCCCTTAAACACAGCTTTGTAATCATTGCCTGCATCAGTAATGAAATAGTAAGCATTGTTCTTAAATTCATATGGATATGAACTGTCAAGTGCTTCAGCTACTTTACCTTCTGGTGGCTTAGTGTGAATTTCTGGTTCTTCGTGACTGCCCGAAATGTCCTTATACACAACGCCTAACTTATCAAATACTTTCTTCATTCGCTCCATCTCTTCTGGGGAAGCAAATGTAATAGTCATGTCTGACGGGCCTACACCTAACTCATGCTTATCGTAATTTGCTAAACTAGTATAGTGTTGTCCTAGCTTATAAAAATCCATGTCGTCTGACTTGTCGATTACTAAAGTATTTTGCGGTGCAGTTAATAGCGAATGTTGGTAACCAGGCTCATGTGGTTCAACTGCGGTAGATCTACCTTGCTCACCCATGTGTTTAAAATATTGTACTTGACGCTCGCGTTTTTCTGCACCAGCTTTGCTAGGATATGTGCCTAAGTTCTTGCCTTTTTTGCTGAGTAGTCTATAACCGCCTTGCACTTTGCGAATTGTTTCTTCAACACCTGCACCTAGATATTTGTCTAATGTTGCTTTAACATCTTCAATGTTACCTACATGCCCTTTGTATTGAACGCCAATGCCATTTTTTTCTTTCCAACTGTTTAGATACTTAGGATAGTCATCAATTAAAATATTAGGTGTACCATCTGATTGTGTAGCAAACTGTGCTTTATCACTCTGGAAGTACATGTCTTTAGGTTGAATCTTTAGTTTATCACGAATCCATGCTGCTTTATATTTTGCACTACCTTCTCTGTCATACTTTAAAGGTGAGCTGAGAATATACCAATCTCCTTTTGTAGCAGCATTAACCATTGCAATAAGTTGATCGGTTTGTTCGTACTTAGGTAACCTGTAAAAGAAGTCTGTACCTTTAAAAGATGCCATTGTATCCTCAATGTCTTGTAACGCCATATCACGTGGTTCTTCGTGTCCTGTTACTCTAGTAACACCGGCGTAAAAGTTTGCAAGCACCCCGTCCATGTCTACATAAACTTTTGGCTTGCTCTGTACATCTTCTTGTGCTATACTTTTTTGTACTGATGCTTTACTGATCCAGTCACGAGCTTGTGATGTAACTGGGGCATCAATAAACTTTTCCACACGTTTCAGTGGTTCGTTAAAATTAGCGTTGTCATCATTGTTAACTTCAACATAGTTAGGGGCAAATACGTTAGACAACGTATCTTTGTTAGTTTGTACTTGCTTATGAGATTGTGTAACAATATCTGTAGGAACTTTTCTATCACGTAACAAGTTACGCTGTAGTGCTGTACGCAGGCTAGTGTTCACAAACACCATCATAGTCTGATAACCAATCGCTTCTAGCTCTGCTTTTAGTTTAGCCATCTTGTTAGGGTCTTTAGCAGTGCCATCAATGATAATGCCTAGGCGACCATCTAAATATATATCTTGCCTTTTATTAGTAAGATCTTTGGCACGTTGTCGGGCAACATCACGATCAGGTTGTTCTTCGGGCGGCATCTCAAAACTTAATTTGCGCTTACGCATTAGGTATTCAAAAGCATCATCGCTGTTAACTACTTTTAAACCGCGGGCTTGCAACCCTAACTGCTGCGCTACATAGCCTTTACCGCTACCAGGGCCGCCAGCTAAGAAAATAGCTTTAAAAATTCCGGGGTCGTTAGGACCTTCTTGTAAGTCTATAAATCTCATTATACTAACCTTGCGTTAACAACTTCCCAATCGATGATGCGCCAAATATTATCTAAATACTTGCCTTTATCATGCTGGTAGTCTAGTACCCAAGCATGTTCCCACCAATCAACTAGTAGTGCTATATCGTTTTTAATTTCGTGATTAACAATAGTTTTGATTTCGCCTTT